TCCCGACGTTGCCTGTTGTGGTCACAGTACCCGTAACGTCGATGCCTGTGGAATTAACCGTCAATTTGGTTGAACCAGCCTTCTGAATGAGCAAGTCACCAATGCCAGCTTGGTTGATAATTGAGTTGCTAGCGTTATGGACAAGGGTTAAATCTTGAGAATTACCCAGACGGATAAATTCATTGTCGCCAAGGTCTACTTGGTCAACGTTGATTTGATCCATCCTGACCTTAACATTTCCACCGCTACGGACAGCAATAAGGTAGTCTGTGCTGACTAAGCTACCACCGTCTGATAATTCACTAATCTTTGACATTATTCGTCTCCTGTTCCGTCATTTTACGGCAAAATGGGCCAATCTTCATCGGTTAAATTAGGCCAGTTTTCATGATTTGTTATGTCTCGTAGCGCCTGTCGATAATCTTTGTAATCTTGTTTTTTACTTGCACTGAGCGAGGAATCCTCAACTTGAGTCCAATCAGTGTCTGATAACTTATTATTTCTGATTCCTCGGTTCTGAGCTGCCCAATCAAACGCTCTTTCTATCAAATAGTAGTCAATCTGACCATCTCCAAGTCTTAAATGCTTGGAATGAGTCTTCTTGTTAAAAGTCCCGACAGAATCAACAACAGGCAGCCAAGAATCATCAACTTTAAGACTCTGTGGGCCTGCTGATAAACAATCGTTTTCTGTATCCCATTTTGCAAACATTATCTAGCCCCGATTGCGATACCTTCTATCGCATCAATATCAACATCATCTGAATCATTTCCACTACTAGCATAAGCCGTAATGACATAGGTTTTTTCGGCTGTAGTTTTAGTGTCTGTTGCAAAGATAAAAACCGAGTCATCTTCAAGTGTTCCGGCTGATGACTTTCTTTTAGTATAGAACAGCGTACTAATCACAGTTCCAGTTACATTTGTATCTCTTACCCTAAAGGTGACTCCGTAATCTGCTCCTGAATCAAAATTCGCTTTATATTCTATCTGACATGCGGCATGAATAACTGGGGTATGACCTAACGTATTAGCAGGGATGACGATGGTTTGAATAACCGTCTCGCCATCATCGGGGCTAAGACTCTGTGTCGTGGACGTATTGAAAGAAACAAAAGTATCAATATCCCCAGTAATATTCGTTGCATTCAAACTGCCAACAGTGATTTTATCTGCCGACAATGTTCCGTCAATTATGATATCACCAGTAAAAAAGTCTGCCTTTTCAACCCAAGCGTTACTTACGTAAACGTACATCGTGGAGACTTCTGGATTAGATGCGGTATTTACTACCACTAAGACATCGTTAGTCCTCGGATTTCTTCCGAACTGAGAATTGAAAGTAGCGTTATTTGGTGCAGAAACATCATCACCAGCAGCAGTAGTTTCAAACCTAAAGAAAGCATTGTTGTTTGTATTACTGATCTTATCATCAGCATCATTTAAGGTAGCACCTGAAGACAGGGTAAATGATGCCGCAGTGACATCACCGCTAACTGTTAAATCTGTTCCATTAAATGCTAGTTTGTCCTGCAAACTAAAGTTGGCAGAATTGTCTAAATAAAACCCTGTATCGGCGTTATTGAAATTACCCGCTCCTTGGTATAGCGATGTGCTAGTTATGGTAACAGGCCCAGCAGTACCCGATGTGATATCATCTCCTGGCTGGATTGATGTATCAGCAAGCCCTAAAGTAGTACCTACACCTACGGTTAGTTGATTTGTGCCTATCGCGTTGCTGGCAATCTGATTAGCGGTGATTGTATTTGCAGCTATCTGGTCTGCGGTAATTGTTCCGTCTACAATTAAACTTGCACTTATTTTTTCTTCAATGCGTATGTCTTGCGCTTCGAAATAACCAGCAGTAGAGTCGTAGTTGAGAATAACTAATGGCGCGAAAGTTACTGCGTTTGAAGGGAACGTATTTGATGTGCCAGCGCCAAATTCCATCACATATCGGGTAAAGGTTGTTGAACCTCCATTCGCAGTTGCCGCACCATAACTCCATTGACTACTGCCGCCAATGTTTGTCCCATCAGCTTCAAATGCTGCTACACCAGCGTAAAGTGTGCCGTCAGCGTCTGAGCTTTTTCTCGCAACCGCAGTCATCCTATAAGTTTTATTGGGGTCTAACGGCAATCTTTCGCTACCGTTGTACCAACTACCAGCGCTTGCGGGTGTGCCGCTACGCAACGTCTTATTGCCAACCAAACCATCAGTTATTGTCTCAAACGTGCCTGTGGTGCCTGCAAAAAGCACCCACGCGGTTGAATCCTCAATATTCGGGTCAGAGTTTAAACTTGAGCCTTTGCCGACTACTGACAGTTTGTTAGTTGTCACAGAGCCAGCCAAAATCTTGTCAGCCGTTACTGCGTTCGCGCTAATCTGCTCCGCGCCAATCGACCCATCTACCAGCAAGTCACCAGATATAAAATTAGTGATTGCTGCCCAAGTTGCTTCTGTTGCAGGGTCTGCAACTCCCGCCGCCGTACATGTCCACCCATAAGTAGTCTCAGGCGTAGTGGTAGTGTCTGTGGTTATCACAAGGTCATTGACTTTAGGTAATCGACCAGCAGCAGTGTTAAATTCTGAATTAGACGGCGCTTCATCATCATCGGTAGTGATTCGCCAAAAACTAGGGATATCATGCTGCGCCTGACTTATAACGCCAGTCACTTCTGACATTATTTGTTGTGCGTTAAGCGTCGTCAGTTGCGTTAAATTATTGCCAGCGCCATCCTGCAAAACTCCCCCGCCTAACGTCAACGTACCTGTGATGTTTGCTTCTTCAACTGTTAGACTGGTGGCTGTTATGTCTCCGTTAATTGTTGCATTCTGAAATTCAACATCACCGCCAGTTAGAATTTGCCAGCCCGAAGTGCCTGCAACGTAATTTGTGCTCTGCAAAGTATTAGCAAACTTATCTACCGTTACTGCGTCATTAGAAAGCCTTGCAGTGGTAATTGCGTTTTCTGCAATCTGGCTTGTATTCACACCACTTGCTTTGATGATAAGACTAGTCACACCGCCTACTGTCTCAGTGTCAAACATCACGTTGTCTATCTGTAGCCTGTCTGCTGAAATCGTGCCAGTAGAAATTAAATCACCCGAAACGACTACATCAGCACCAAAATAAATCTTATCTGCTGTAACCGTAAAAGGCTGAATTGGTGTGTCAGCGGTAGAGTCAGGACTAACGATTGAGAACTGGTCTGCGACTACCGCGAATTCAGAAAACGGCGTTGCCCCAGCAGTCGTAGATAATAATCCAAACCCAGTGATGCGATTATTGTTATCTATCTTGACTGAGTAGTTAGCCTCGACCCCGTTGATAGAAGTGGCTTGCGTCGTGATGCTCGCAGTATTTTGACCCACTGTTGTGGTTAGCGTCGTCAAATCTTGAGCCGTTGAAGTAACCACCCCGTCAATCACGCTAACTTCTGTGCTTAGGCTGGACAATGCTCCTGCGGTAGCGACCACTCCGTTTGTCGGATCGTTTACTGTAGATTCTAATGCAGTAATCTGGATAGCTTGCGTTTGAATGTCGTTTTCATTGACGTAAGTCTGAACTGTTAAAGCGTCTATTGCGCTTGATGAACCCGCCACAAAGTCTGTCAAATCTTGTAGCTGTACTGTCCCAGAAGTTTCTAAATCAATCAGGTCATCGCTTTCATCTTCGACTTCAGTCCTAAAGTGTAGATCTTCTGTATATGTCGCGTTTAATGTGGTAACAGCCGATGAATTGGTTGTGATAGCACCTTCAGCCGTTGTAACCCGTGTCGTCAGTGCTGAAAGACCTGATGCGTTCGCAGCAACACCTGTAGTGCCATCGTTGACCGTTGATTCAAGGGCAGTAATATCAGACGACTGCGTTGTAATAGTGCCTTCAGCGGTTGTTATTCGCGTATCGAGTCCCGATATAGCCGTGGCGTTTGTGGTGATATTTCCTTCAGCAGCAGTAACATCTGTTTGCAAAGTCGTAATGTCTGAAGCATTAGTCGTGATCGCCCCTTCAGCAGTGGTGACTCTAGTCGTCAGATTTGACAATCCTGTTGCATTAGCCGCAACACCCGTTGAAGCATCGTTGACAGTCGTTTCTAGCGCAGTCACGTCCGATGTGATTGACGTTATAGAGTTACCCTGTGAAACCGTCGTTGCATCTAATACCGATATAGCGCTGGCATTACTGCTAACATTTGAGTTGGTCGTTGCTAAAGATGTTTGAAGATTCGTAATCGCGGTTGCGTTCTGGGCAATCTGAGCATCCTTTAAAGATGCCCATGCCGATCCTGTCCAATAATATGGATGATTCTGATCGTCTGAGTCATACCAACGTGAAAACGTAGGGATCGGATCAGGTATACCGCCAACACCCGCGACTGGCTCATTCGCTTGGATGTAGATATCTGAAACGCCGCTGGTTAAATCAACGACAGTATCTTCAAGTGCCGATAGATTCTGCGCGACTGTATTAATTGAACTGTTTAAAGTCTGATTAGAATCGCTAACGTAGATCGCCACATCACCAAGATTCTGGATGTCTACGTCTTGACCTGTTTCTAAATCTAAGACTTCGCCAGACTCGACTTCAACTTGCAGGATTTCTTGAGCCAAGACTGAGTTCTTTACGTCAGCTTGGTTCATCACCGTAGAACCATCGGTATCGTATAGATTGACAGATATTTGCGCCCCTACGGTCGCGTTATCCGCTGGTGCATTGGTAGATCCAGAAACATCAGCCCAATTAACTCGTCCGACTGTAGCGAATACCGTCGTATTCGGGTCTGCATTTGGTTCTAAGTTAGACTGACTAGCTGCGTCAGTTCCTATATTCTTAACCGCCCTGACCCAGTAATAACGCACATCACCAGCGCTAACAGAATCTGCTGAGTTAGACGCATCATGTACAAACTGCGTCCCATCTGTTTCACCTATCTTAACTGCTGAACTAAAATTACCGTTAGGCGATGCGTAGACGTAGATAGTTCCATAGTCAGCTGGTCTAGCAGGGTTTATCCAGTTTAATTCGTTGTTCTTTAACCCAGCAGTAACGCTTAATCCAGATGGGCTAGGAACGCCCCTGAACCCGTCTGTGATGTCCCCAGTTGCGGTAATGGTTGAATAAGCAACGGGAAGTGGGTCAGCGTAGGAAGTCGAAGAATCTTCTCTAAGTGTAAGATTGACACCGCCTTCATCTGAAAACGCCCAGCCCACGCACATGAAGACTTTGTTCGACCAGCTTAATTCATCGACTGATACTTGTACCCGATCCCCTGCGGTGATTCTTAGCGCTGATAAATTTGCAGGAAAAGTTACGACCTTTTGCTGATCGCTTAACTGAATTAATTTGTTGGACAATCTCTGAGCCATGTAGCTTGAGTTTGTCATTGGGAACTGGACTTCCTTTTCTAAGACTTCCCCGTTGTCTCTTGTTACAGCATCGGCTAACTGTACCTTTGGAAACTCGGTTGATTTGTGATTCTGCGCTGGATCAACAAAAAGACCTTTGATCGTGTTGAATCTGTCTGACCGCTCAAATGATGTTTTGATACCAATAGCCCCGATCAAGTCATCTTCGTTTAGACTTTCCGTAGGTGCTTCGTAAATACCCGCATGAAGAATATACTTGCCGTTGGAATAAACGAGATGCCCATTCATTGAGGACAAGATCTTGTTGATATTTGTACGGTGTGAATCAGTCCCGAACAAAACACCGTTTACCGTGAAACGCTTTTGTGTCCCGTTAGGAACATCAACAGAAACATCACACCCATTCGCCGCAGTGACTATTGCTTCCCAATCAATTTTCGCCACTGCGATGCCCATACCAAAATCAGCATTGATCAGGTAATCAGCTAGACATAAGGCTGGGTTGGTTGAATAGGCTATATAGCTTGCATTGGTTACGTCTTGTCCATACGTCGCAACGCTTGCGAACTCTAATCTTGGGTCGTAGACAGCTTTACCTTTGACGATAGCTTTAATATCTGAAGGTGCGTACTTGTCCCAGACTTCTGCTGAATCCTCGTTCAGCTTCCATTTCATTGCTATGTAAGCAATGCCTTTACCCTGATGTTCTGTAGTGTAATCAGCAAACGCGCCAACCATCATAGAATCAGCAGCTTGTGTAGCCGTTCCTAAATGTTTGTTAATTATGCAAATAGTCGTGCTGTTCTTAGGGCCAAAAGTCCCTGCTGTGACGTTACCGCCAGCACTAGACCCACCGTTTATCTGAGAATCTTGTATCAGCTTATTGTCAAAGTAGATATCCGTGATATCTGTGACTTCATGACCCGCTAAGGCTATGACGTGATACAGATCTTCGTTGTTAGTTCCAGCCATTCCTATATAGGAAATAGGGCCACTAACAAGCGTCTCACCATAGATCGTTTTATAAGGTTCAGTAGTTGACTTTACTGTTCTTTGACGACTTGCATCGGTATCGACTTTAGGCATGTCGATCTCATACATAGCCGACAGAGCCTTATTCGCGACAAGTGTCGCCCCAGCTACAACCGCACCACCTAAAGCTATTGCTTGCCCTATCCCAAGGGAAGCAGCAGCACCAAGACCACCAATAGCGCCAGCAACCGCTATTCCAATCTTTTGTAGAGCTAATAAAAAAGGTGCTACTGGCCCCATAATTTCCAACCCATAACGATGAATTCTTTAGGCATTCTAGCCAGACCCTTTAATGTCAGGCATACCGCTTGATTGCCTAATTTAACGCCTAGAAGCTGTGTCTCAGGCAAGGTAATTAACACAGGGCTACCATCAGGGAGACTGTCAATCTCCTCTGTAGACTCGCCTAAGACCGTTGAAACAGTGTCTTCTAGGTCGCCGTTCGACCTGATTATCTGATACGCTTCGTCCTCTGAATTATAGTGGAAATCAGTCAAATAGTCTTTTCCGGTAAGCTCTTTAACGATAAATCCAGCAAACTGGCAGCAATCAGCATCCCCGTAGTCAAAATCTCTACGTTCCCATTTGTTTAATGCTTGTAAGACTTGCAGTTGCATTAATCCATTATTTTTGGGTTAGACCCGTCTTTAGGAATGATTGGCGCACCGCCGGTACCAGCAGTCCTAGCTCCCCAGTCGAACTTAGCACCTTGAACCTTGTGAATATGGCTAAAGAATAAATCGCCTGAGTATCTTTCTTGCTGCGCCGCGTTGGTGTACATCAAGTTCCGTGATACGTCGAATCGTGAAAGCTCAGACTCCGCGATTAACTGGATAGCATCGCCACCATCGGCTCCTAAACTGACGTTCATTTGATCCATGAAGCCAGCCCAAATCTGCGTAGGGTCAGCAATCAAAGCATCGTCAGCATCTAAGACTCCCATGTACACTGTGACTGGGTGCATGAAGTAATCTTCGGTCAGCGCTGCGCCTGATATCGTAGAATCAAGACCTGACAGCGTTAAGGTGATTGCATAAGGGCTAACGTCGATGCCTTCTTCGACTTGTGAAATAGACCCAAGGTCTCCAACACCTAACCAATCTTGGCTATCCCAAGTATACGTTCCCAATGAGTTGTGGACATATAAAGTACCAGAAGGAAACTCCAACTTAGCAAAGGTAACAATAGCAACATGCTGCTGGGCTAATGCCGTTGCTACGTTTGCCGGAAAACCCCTGCTCATGCTAGAACGTCCTCGACCGCCTCAATAGTGAATGATGAAACAATCCCTGGTTGGTTATCCCAAGCAGTAGATCCTGCGAGCATAAAGACGCCAAGAACAGGATATAGGAAATCAACCAAGTCATTATTATCAGTTGGCTTCCTGATCGGCGGCGCTATCGGTATCGCAACCGTACCCGTCCCCGTTGAATCCACGTCATCTGTGACCATGTGAAGCTCGTTGTTAAATGCGATGTAATCACCAGCACGAAGATAATTGGTCGTATTCAAAGAAGCGTTGTCCACGTTTAACGTCGATCCCGTCTGACCAGCACCCGCAACAAATAAATTATTAGCAGTCGCTGATCCCGTACCAGATCCCGCACCCGTTGCAGTGAACACGACCCCAACAGTGTTCGCTGACGCACCGATAGCCGTGAAATCAGTTGTTCCGACTGCCGTGATAACGTAAATCGTACCATTCACAAACGCACCCGCGTTGACCGTTACTGTCGCCGCTGCGCCTCTTTTAGTATATGAATGATCAGGCAAGAAGAACCTATGCTCTTGACCGTTTAACTTGGTCAAAAACGCTTGCATGATTGCCCTGTTGTTGCCGCTTAAATTATTAAACTGCAAAGATGCTTTCCAAAGCGAGCCTTTTCTAGCAACTGTTTGGACTGCGTTGGTCAGTGGGCTTTGAAACGTCCTTGTATTCGTTACCAGTTCAAACGTGCTGGACGATGGCGTTATGCTTGGGAATGTATAGGTTGTCATTACACGAATCTCCGACGGCGCATCAAATCCTGAATTGTCGCAACAGTCTGCTGCGAACTCTGCTGCATTGCTGCACGAATCTTCATATCTACGTTTGCGTCAGCTCCTTTTGCATCGATGTTGTTTACGATAGTTATGCCTCCAGTCTGACCTTTGGTGTGATCAACGACCGTCTCATTTGGGTGAAGTATTGCAGGAAAACCACCTTTGCCATCCATACCGCCAGATCTAGATCCTCGGCCAGTGAAACCACCACCGTCGAACGATTGAGCTCTAATCTGTGCGATTTGCGCCATACCGGCAGCAACCTGGGCAGCAGCCATAGCAAACGATATCGGTGGAGGATAAGTCTCAATCGCTTTAGTCGCACCAGTATAAGTAGACATAATCGCTTGAGCTATGTTGTAAGCCTTTTGAGCAGCGAACATCTTCTTGTTGTTAGCCTGGACGCCTTTAAATGCATCACCAAGGCCATCCAATACCATCTGCGTCTTTTCAGTAGTATTCTTATCCTCAAAGTCTTTACTTTTCTTTCTGAGCTCTTCTAACTGAGCAAAGTATCTTTCTTGAGCTCTTAGTTTAAGATCGGCAGCTAACTCTTCGTTGGCAACGTCTGCCGCAGAAAACTCTGTCAGCAATTGCATTTCTTCGTCATATGCTGCTGTTAATGCCTCTTTCCTGGTCATCAGCTTCTTTTGCAGCTTTTCAACACCCTGAGCCATATCAAGCTCATTTTGCTTGTCTATTATCGCTTGGATTGCATTTAATACTTCTTGATTGTCAGCTAGTCCTAATAATCCAGCTTTATACTTTAGTAGCTGCTCATTAGACATCCCAAGAGTTTCTGCTTGCTCTTTTATGGATTTCTTAAAGTTATTTTGAGACTCTACCAACTTGTCAAATTCAGGAGATGTTGTCTGCAAAACACCTTCTAAGTTGCCCATTAACTCTTCTAATCTCTGAAGCTGTAAACTAGCTTCGGCAGATGCAACAGAAGTCTCTAATATCTTATTAGCAGTTTCTAAAAACGTATCGCTAAGATTCTTATTGCTTTTATTGGCAGACAGAATCTCATTAATTAATGATTGGAATGCAGGAATTGAACCCTCAATTCCATTTTTCACATCAACTGATGCCGACTGTAACCTGGATGTTTCTTCAGTAGTTAATCCTAAAGATGTTGCCAGCTTGCCCAATGCCATAGCATTGTTTCTTGTTGCTATTTCTGCGGCTGCTTGCTCTTTGGTCATGTCTTGATACAAAGTCATGAACGCTTCTACTTCATTAGAAGCACCTACTAGGAACTGTTGAGCAGTATATTGAGTGTGAATGAATTCATCGGTAGATTCAGACAATGCATCTTGTGCAGTCTTTGATGTCTTGAGTGCTTTGACGTAATTAAGACCAAGTTGAATCTCGGCAAGCTCTTTTGAATGAGCCGCTAACGATCTAAATCTTTCTGTTAGCTCAAAGGTTCCATCGGCAACATCGACACTCATTACCTTTGATAGTGTTTTTAGTTGCTCTTGTAATTCTTTAGTTCTATCTTTTGCCCCTATAACGCTTGGCGCATAAGCAGTAGCTAGTGCCGCGCCGACTGCCATAACAGCACCGATGAGGGCTCCGTGTGGGCCCATAAGAGAAGCAATCTGTGAACCCTGCTGGCCGAATACCAGCATGGCGTTTTGACCCATTTGAAGCTGTACTGCAACGTCCTGGATCTGATGACCTACTTGACCAAGGCCACCACGCATCATCCTCAAGCCTTGTTTATTGGCTTTCTGCGCTTGCTTGTCAAATCTAGCTATAGATGCCGCAGCCTTATCAGTAGGCCCAGAAGTGTTATCTGTGGTTAATAGCTCTGTGTGAATTACGTTCTTTTGCGTTGCCATCTATCTTCTCTTGCCTAATTCTAAGAAACGTCCACCAATGATTAAACTCTTCCTCAGTCATTGCCAAAACTGTCGATAGTGGCTCCCCAAGATGATTTGCCAACTCATACATCATATACAATTGAGTTGGTTCACCTTGAGGATTTAGGAGTTTTTTTCGCGTTCCTCTTCGGTTCTCCCTTCTATATTTAGAACGAAGTTAGCAATATCAGATACAATATCTGGATCTACTTTCTTACGAAGAGAAACCTTATCCTCTAAGGTAAATACCGCGTCACCTTTTTCATCAGTAGTGCCTAAGATGACGGCATAGATCATATAATCCGTACCGTCACCATCAGCTCTGGCTAACCATCGAGCCTTGTCATCAAGAGTTAGATTCTTCGCATAAATAGTTGTTCCCCATTGGGGTATTTCTAATTTGCGAATCTCGCGCTCACTAAAATGAGCTATTGCTTGATCGATTAGCTTACTCATTAAGCTGTCGCGCTAGTCAATGCGCCAGAACCTTGAAGCGTGATTGATGCTTCAACCATTCCGTCAAAACTAGACGAACGACTTACGCCAGTCACCAAAGCAGTACCCGTGTAATACGTATCGCCAGTGGTATCGCCTTCTGGGTAAAACCCAATAGTGACGCTTGCGCCAATCGTAAGACCGCCTTGACCTGACGAATCTGTTTCATCCCAATAAACATCAGCACTTCCGGTAAAGGATGTGAGCGTAGTGATGAAAGATCGAGCAGTATCTGTCATTACTGTATCTTCAACAGTATCTGCTGTTTCTTCAATTGAGAATGAACGCAACTCAGCAACGGCATTAGCGCCGACCTTGATGATTCCATCTCTTCCGATATGTGTAGCCATTATTCAGACTCCTTGTCTTCCTGTTTCTCAGCTTTAGCCTTCTTAACAACTTTAGCCTCAACTGTGCCTTTTACTTTATCTGACTTCCAACCTTTAGCCAGCATGGATTCAACTTGAGACGGATGAGCATCAACCACAACTTTACCGTCTGGACTTGTTAATTTCATAGTATACACCTTAAATTGCTATATCTGGAGCAGTAGTTGTCGTCCTATAGACTACAGTATAAGTCATAGTAACAACACCTACAGGCTGATCTCCTTCACCATTAAACTGAATCTCAGTTGACGTAATGTTCTGAGATTTAGCTAAATTGTTCAACGATCTATCTGCGCCTAATGCTGCTTCGACCTCTTTGCAGATATCGTCAACAACATCGTCAAAATCAGTATTAACCTTAACGTATCCTTCTATGGCAACACTCAAAGTCCTGTTAAGACCAAGACTGGTTCCCATGGTATCTACTTCAGAACCTTCTGATAAGGTATATACCAATAACGCCGGTAAACTAACCGAATCTAACGGATAAACTCTCGACTGATAAACATTAGATCCAGTTGTTGTTAATCCGGTAATCGTAGTAGCGATACGCTCTCGTATCTGTTGACGAACATGATCAGCCATTACTGAGCCTCAAGAGCCAAAGCAACGACTCCGGTATTATCTGGTTGAACGTTGACGACCTTATATGTCGTAGCGTCTTTGATGATATTACCGTCTAAATCTGTTATAGCTGCGAAGGCTAATGTATCGCCGTGGGCAGCATTTCTCAGGTCTTTTGCTTTGCCGTAAACCATCGGCTGAAGTCCTTCTACCGATACAGTTTGACCAGGAATCTCAAAATACTCTTGGTCTAGAATAACTTTAATTGTCGATGCTGAACCGCCTGAAGGCGTAAAGGTACAAGACACGCCATGACCAAGCACGTCGAAGTATCCATCAAAATCAGCATCAAACTCTAAACTCATCGCTTAATTACTTTCTCAACAGCCTTCTTCTTTAAAGGCTTTTCTTCTTTGGTGAACTCTACGGCATGCCCTGAACTGATGTACTGTCGGGCTTCCGCTGAAGATACTAAAACCACGTCACCGATGGCTCTAGGCACACCATGAACGTGACAAGGCATTTTTATAACTAATTCCATAATAATCCCCATAAGATTGGGGGGCCGAAACCCCCCGTTCTCATTAGCTTGCAATGATGTCTTTGATTACCGCGAAAGATTCGGGGTATCTAAGAGCCACATCTAAGTCCTGGAAGAACGCTAATCGCGTACCGCCAGAAGTAGACAAGCTAGCTTGATCGACTACAACGTCAACGCCAGACCAGAAGCCGAGCATAATTTGACTGAAGTCGCCGTAGATCATTGCTGACAACGCCGTTCCGGTTCCTTTGGTCAGATCAGAAGGTACTAAGGTGCTAGAAGCTACGTTAGTTCCTAAGATCGTGCCGTTGGGATCCATGATGAAGTTGCCTTCAACACCAGACGCTTGCTTGCTGACAGTCCGTAAAGCCGCGATGACTTTAGGGTTGGTCAAGAAAGCAGAGCTGTTGATCATGGCATTGTCTTCTTCGACAGCCTTCATCAATTCAACTACTTTAGCGTAGGTGATAGCAGCACCGTTGGTTCCCATTGCTACAACATTGGTAGAGCCGTTTGCAATGATGCCCGATGGTGCATTTGCAGCGCCGCCTTCGATAGCTACGTCATCGATCTTTCGTGCGAAAGTGTTGATGATGTCGTTACGAAGAACCTGTTCTACAGATGGGTCTGATTGCTGGATTAGCCTTCTCGAAACGTCAACGTATGCCGCTAGCGTTTTCGGGGACATGGTTACTTGTGCAAACGTAGCTGCGCCTTCGCTGGGTGCTGAACCTTCAGCAACGAATGCTGAGTTGGTTACAGAAGCACTGAGCTTAGGAATAGCAACATCGCCCTTCAGACCCTGCATTACGCGCGCGCCCAAAGAAGTGATAGTCAATCGAGCATACAATGCTTCGATGAACTGGTCTGCCAAATGATCAGTACCAACCAAGAATCCACCTTGGCTATCAGTTCCAGCAGTTTGATCACGCTGGCCCCAGTTGATGTTAGCAGGAAGATAGAAGCCTCGGGCTTCTTTGTTGGAACGATGTGCAATCTCGTCAGAAATTTCACGCTCGTAACCAGCATCGCGCCAGTCGCCAGATGAAGCAGCTTTGATAGCTCGGATTAAGCTATACTCACGCTGTTCGCTCTTAGCAACGTCAACTACAGCAGCAGGAGTTTCCAGCGGCTTGTTGTTAGCGATGGTTTCCAACAATTCACCTTTGAATTGCTCTACTGACAAACCACGCTGAATGGCCTTGTCAGCCAGATCGCGTTGGTTGTGGTGTTTCCCAAGTGCAAGAATCTCTGTGAAAGAAGCCTGAGCCTCTGCCTTAGCTGATTCACTCACTTGGCGTACATCGACTTGATTTTCTTCAGTCATATTAGTCACCTTTTTAGTGGTTAAAGTTTTTTCAGCGGATCGGCCAACTCCAACGAATTTTGAAGGATCAGCAGGGATAGAGACAATCGATGCTTCCATCGGTGTCCAACTTGCCCTGTAATACTCTTTGCCTCCGTCGTCTTTAGCACGAACCATCCTTGTGATGCTGTATCCGACAGAAATATTCTGCTTTATACCGGACTTCACATCTTCAAAAACCTCTTGAGCCAAGGCAGATTTTCCAAATTCTACCAACGCAACGGTTCGTCGCTGCGTCTCGTCAAGGTAAAATGATCTCACTACACCGATCTGCTCATCCATCTTGTGATTGTTAAGCAGTGGAGCTCGACCTGAAGACATGAATTCCATATCAATGTCTTCTTTATTATGGCTTAGAACTTCCAAGCCAAAATCTCTTTCAACAGGTGTCTCGCTAGATACACCAATTCTGACAATACGCTTATCTTCATCAATAGCGCCTCTGGATAAGTCGATAGTCCTGTAGACCATCTCTATCTTATCTTTAGCGCGAGCGATCTCTTCAGCCATTGCCTCATAATCTCTATCTTCTTCCATCTCATCCTTTGCAAGCTCTATGATGAAAGAATCCTCAGTTTCCTGAACATTAACAACGTGTCGTTCCATGTCTTGTGTCCTGTTTTCTTCCTTCGATTTTAACGGATGCCCAGCGGGAAATAAATCAGTATCATGTTTACCTCCTCTGAACTTTTCATTTCTTACCGCATATAAAAAACTGTTCACTCGTGCCATTGCCCATTGCTCAGGACTGGTTACGCTCGGCCTAACTGAACCAGGGTTAGTCTTATAAGCACCTATGCCTCGGTTGTATACTTTTCTCAACATCCCTAGATTCACTTTTTTATAGGATGCCTCGACAGAATCGTTATGCTCTTTGACCTTATTGCTTAATCCTTTGTCAGATGATTCAGCTCGTTCATCATTCTTCATCTGATTCACTAGCTTTCTAGACCAGCTAAAACCAGCATCACCACCCCACAAAGCCCAAGCTATTCTTCCGTTCGACGGATATCCTTCTTCGCCTGGTCTAAAGCCTTTAGCCTTCTTATCGACCTCATGACGTGAAAAAAATGAATACATTCTCTTAACCGTAGAGTCCGAAAGATCAGCATCATTTACGATATCTCTAGCCCTAGCAATACCAACCTCAGTACCGCCGCGACCAAACTCGCTACGCCAATCGAGACCTTTTCTGGCCTCTTCTTTCATTCCGCTAGTCGGCTTCGGCATCTGGAACCCCTTCAACTATAGGATCTGTTGGAGTCTTTAACCCAAATGGCTGAAATGCAGTCTTAATGTCATACTGATCAGCAAGTTTGCTTTCTCTGTCATGCTGCTCAAACAACTCTTCTACGTCTCTGCCGTAGTTAGCCTGAACGTCTTGATAAGTAACAATACCATTCTGCAAGCCCTGTATGTTCGCTTGCATCTCTCTTTGCGGATCAACCCATCCCCAAGATCGCGGTATGAACGATGCATTGTCAGCAAACTTGTCATACTTATTAACTTGCATCGGTAGAGCATCTTTAAGCATAGCGAGCTCAAGCCATTTACGGTAAATAGGCTCTAAGAAGTGCTCGATCATGAAAGCCTGCAACATTCTGTATTGATCTCTATCTTCTAACGTCCCTGCGCGTAAAGAAGAGTAATTTACACTGGATAAGTCGTTGGATATTGAGTGATAAGAGATATTTAACCCAGAGGCAATACTTCTAAGCACTGCGGTAGAGAAACTCTCGAATGCTGTCGTAGGATGAGCAGGATCGAAGGCTTTGAAGTCCATTCCTGCGGGTAATTGCTCAAAAGTACCAGGTTCTGCGTTCATGATCGGCATATATTGATCTTGAACGTCATCACCGACATAACCATCACCTGTAGGAGACGTAAAGAAGCCCATCTTAGCAGATGAGACCCTGCTGGCGACCAATTCACTCTCATAGTAACCGTTTAGCATCTTGATGTTAGCCATTACGCTCGCAACGAACGGAACGCCTCGTCTCTGTTCAGGTCTTTGTCTTATATAAGCATGAATAATGTCTTCTGCGGGGACTCTAATCGTTTGATTGCTTTGTGCGTAACCAACGTCATTCGGATGGTTCTTATACAAGTGATAAGCAACAGGTACGTTTTCTTCGTCAATCTCAACGCCCATGACGATTCTATTGCCATTAGCAGCAAGCTCATTTTTGGTCTCGTTAAGATGATCAGCCTCTAAAAACTGTATTCTGTAGCCAAACTCGCTCGAAGGATCACGATAATGCTTGATCAAGACTTCACCATCTCTTGCGAGCGCTTCCATAAACATCTTTTGGCAATCTAAGAACGACATTGTTTTGTCGGCAGTACAATTACCAGTCCGAGTCCACTTTTTCCATGCTCGTTCTATGATTTGGTTGCCTAAAACGTCCAACATACCGTTTTCGTCTCTAGCTTTTACGTTAAGGCGAATTCCGTTATGTCCAACTACGTTAGAAGACAGTAAATTGAGATATCTAGCCACATAGGCATCGTTTCTGGCTAATTCTCTTGATCTATTGCGTAAAGTAACAAGGGCTTGTCTCAGTTCTTGGTCTGCACTAGCAGAAGAACTAAAAAAGTCGGTAAATAACCGACCACCTTGAGCTCCTTTGTAGGAACGTCTGCTTAAAGGCGAACCTTTTCGCTGTTCTTTCTTACGTCCGAATGGGTTATACCAAGCCATCAGAATTTAACTCCAATTGTATTTCCAGTAGGCTTGTTATTTCTGATCTTAGCCTTCTGCAATTCTTTATTGTATTTGGCCTCATATCTATCTCTTAGGCTATGAAGCTCATCAATAGACATTCTTGATAAACTTCTGCCAGCAATACTGAAAGAGCTCTGATCGATTGTCGCCCTATTCTCAATAACAGCTTGAACCGCATCTAAGACTTTCTTAGCGTGAGTTCTAAGATCTGCATTGGTGTCAGCGTAATTAGCGACTAAAGTTGTAATGCCGCTATCGACAGCAACACGCTCTGAATCAGAACTTCTGGTTATATAAGCATACCATTTATACTGATGTGCGTTATATGCAGCAGTGGTTGAAGAATCAACCTCTACTATATAAGCGTCAGTCGTTTCGGTAGCAGTAATAGTGAATTTATGATTTCCACCACCGCCTGAGTCGCAGTGAAATTCGTACGTTAAAGCGTACTGGTCTGTGGGATAGTCAGAAACAAGATCTGGTCTCTTCCAGACCCATCGATCACCTACAACAAGCGTCTCAGGCTCTTGTTGCGGGTAATTATCACGATCAAATAGATTTGCCATTTCACCGCCATGCATTAATATAGTTTTGTCTCGGCCTTCTTGTTTGCTGCCTCATAAATGGCTTAGGCTGCTCAGGCTCGACTTCTGGTTTTATTTCTGCCCTAGATTCTATCTTATTTGCAATACTATTGACATTGATATTAATTATAGCGTATGCGGCCATAGCATACACCATGCAATCTAACGCTTCATTCCTTGGGCGAATCTTCTGGAACACCCTTCGTTTATACCCTCTTACGAACTTAGTTACAATCTTCTCAGCCGTAAGCTGTCGGAAGTATTCGTCATTCAACTTGTTGTTGAAGTGGATGTAACCTGGGCCTTCTTCATTGATTCGCATTCTTGCAAATAATAAATCTTTTGCTGTATCAACGCCAATCGGGAAAAGCCTACACTTTGCAACGTTATTCCTGGATGGCTTTCCTGCTATCGCTTTGCCTTCACCACCAACACCCTTAATAGCAAATACCCTTTTAGAGTAGTTCTTAACGCAATACTGATAGACTGTATTCGTAAAGTGACCGCCTGAGTCTATCGCGCTAGCCCTAATAGCTATTTGACGACCATCTTCTGTGTCGTAGGTTCTCATCAACTGAGAATCTAAAGATGTCCACAATTGTGGGGTTGATGGATCTCCGTAAAGAACATCATGGGAGATAACCCAAGACTCATCATCTCGTCCCCATCCGATCAGGCTTATCTCTAATCTATCATCTTGGACATCGACCCCAGCCGTAAGAAAGACAACTTCTTGCGGTATCTCTTCAAACGCTTCTCTGCGCTCTGCCAAAGAGTAGTCGTCTATAGTCTCACCCTCGTCGGCCCAACTTTCAGATAAATATACGTTCGTCCATACTCGCAGTTGTTCTGGGTTCTTCTTTACGTTAAGAAAGTCTCGGACACCTTCAGACAATGGAGTCCATGGTGAGTAAAGACCTGAAATGTGAAATCCAGCAACACCCTTGAACTCATCTTGAGCTAACCACTGCCCGTTGCGAATAGACCAGCGCCGGTCAGAATCAGTCCAAAGAGTTCCGCATTCTTCGCACATATACTGAGCGGTTTCAGGGTCATTATCGCTCCATCTTACGTTAGACCACTTCAAGGTCTGCTCATGCTTACAGTGTGGACAAGGAACGTAGAAGTATCGCTTGTCTGACTTTTCAAATGCATCTTCAATACGACTAGCATCCTTATTCGTGGGAGTAGATACCATGACGATCTTTCTATTGAAGAATGTCGCGCTTCTCTTCCTAGCCAGTTGAATCGGATCACCCTCAGAACCGGCCGACGCAGGGTATCGGTCAACCTCATCACACAAAACCAACCTAATAGGGCGAGACGCTAGACCTGACGGACTATTGGCCCCCACGATAGAAATGGCTCCACCAGGAAAGATCTTATGTAACGTAGTGTTGTTAGAGTCTCTAGATCTAGGGTCTTTAACTTTACCCTGTAGACAAGGCGTTGACCTAAGAAGGCCATTAGCGATTCGATCTTTGCTGAACGACTGCGCCATATCCAGAGTAGGCTGCAACATCAGAATCGGACAAGGATCGTTGTCTATGTGATATCCGATGATATTGAGCAATGCCTCAGACTTACCCAACTGAGCGCCAGCCATGACGACAACTTCTTTGATCTCAGGATCTGAACAGGCATCCATGATACCTCTTTGATACTCAGCCCTTGATGTATGCCATCGACCAGGTTCAGAACTACTTTGTGAGTCCAGTCGTCTTCTTTGGTCTGCCCACTCGCTTACGCGGAGTCTTGGTGGAGGCTTTAGTGTCTGTATCGCCTTCTTCAGATGCTGAACCAGTTGCTGTCGTTCTTGTTGGGTCGATTTTCGGGTCATAGTTACTCAACTCTTCTAATGCTTCATTGATAAGGTCTTCGCAAATCGTTTGACAGATCGCAGCGTCCATCTCAGATGAGACTATCGGTGCAGCCTTCGTCGGTATGCTCAAGAGCTTACCCTTGATCGCGTTCAATATATCATCCCATGCCTTTACGACATCCTCAGCGATTACGAGTTCACCTCTAACCTTAGCCAGTTCAAGCTCTGCTATTTGAGCTTCAGCGTTGATTTTCCTGGTGCGAGCTTCATCGTAGCTCGACCCGAGCTTAACTCCTCCTGTGCTTGCCATATAACCTCCTGTGTCAAGTTTTTTGATTATACACAAAAAAGTTGATTGCATGATCATGAATTTAGTTCATGTTAATTCTGTCGCTAGAAAAAGTCAGCGGCGCGCGACTACCA